CAGGCATATGTCGCACTCAAACTGAACGACTTCATGGACCTGGTGAGCAAGTGACTGGTGTATGGGCGCACAGGTATCTTTAAGATAATGCATCGCATATAAAATATCATGACACAGGGCGGCTTACTTGACGCCGACTATTCAGACCGTGCCATGCAGGCAGCACACGAAGCCAGTAAAAAACAGTCTGAAAAACTACATCAGCGGGCATTAAAATTCTTCAAAAAGATCTGTCCATTCGGAAAATGAAATATATTGCCGCAGTATTCGCCGCTCTTCTTTTCGTCCTGATCATCTGCTCGCTCCCGTCTCATGCTGTCATCTCATCAACCATGTACAGCAACGGGGGATCCATCGTCGTCAATACAGACGAGTCCTGGGAAACGTCAAACAACCTCATGAGGTTCGGCACCGTCAACGACTCATATCTCTACAATGGCAAAAGTCAGACCATTGTATCACTTGGGCGGACCGGAATAATGAAGCAGGACTCAACAAAAGTCGAGACGCTTGGTATGCTGAACGCTTTTGACTCTGCCGGCATGTTCGCTACTCAAACCAATATCCCTGAATCAATGTGTGACCAGAGCAATTTCATTGCAGGATACGGGAACCAGTCATCCAGCAGATATCCGGAAACACAAACCGTAGAGGGATTGTGGGGTCTTATGGGTTCAGGTCCTGGCACTACCTATGAATCACAGGTTGAAGTTCAGGGAAAGGTTATTGGAGTATCCGTCAAGGGAACCACACCACAAGGATACCTGTATGAAGATGTGATAGGCTCGCTTAAGTCCGGGCTTGACGTCAACAGTTCAACCCTGCAGTATTCGTACAGCAGACATGACCACGGGCTTGCAATGAGCGACGAGAATAAAACACTCGACGCTGGTTTCGACTGGCTTTGGGACACAAACGCTGACGAAATAGTTTCAGCCAATGAGTCTGTCACAAATGAGACGGAGGAGGGGGAATAAGTTATGTTTGTTGAATTTCAGCCATTAGTAACTGCCATTTTTGCAGCAGTACTGTACAGCGTCATCTGGTGGACATCGAAGCACATCGATCCCACAAAACCCAGTGAAAATTTCGATTTCATGAGCCTGGGGGCAACTGTGCTGATAGGCGCATTCGTCGGGGCATATGCAACCCTGGCAGGATCACCGCTCACACAGATGAGTATTGAAACACAGTTAGCCGCCAACGGTGCGGTGATTGCAGTTATCCAGAAGATCCTGATCACGTTATACCGCTGGCTTGAAGTCCGGTATGTTGGAGGAGAATTACCATGAAACAAATTGCAGAAAAAAACGGATACAAGTACGGAATTAACGACAACCCTGACGTTGCACACCTGGAAGAGAACAGGAGATATCAGCTGGAGTTTCCGGATGGTGACCGGGTGTCAGGCAACAAGGCAACCATCGAAAAGATGTTTGCAAAATACACTGAATAACTCTCATTTTTTGTAATTCGTCCGGTTCAGTTCCGGAGATGAGAATCCCAGGTATGCACACAACCTATGTACAAAATTCCCCTGTACGTAGAAGCATTTGATGTCATCTTACGCAGAATGCACGACCAATCTGATCATTATTCACCAATTGCATACCGGCACTCTGAACAGGCAGGAGCACAATAAGACGGGGTGCAACTCCCCGCCAGGGTGTACGCAAAAATGTCACCAACCAGTAACCCGGAAACTCTCGTAACGCTCATGGAAAGTCTGGCAGAAAACTCAGTCGCTATAACTCAGGTCACCGTAGAACTAGCCAGCCTGAACTCACGGCTAACCGAAGCGGTCAAAGAATTGCGATTATTCAGGGAAGAAATAAAAAAAACACTTGCAGATCATGAGACCCGTCTGGTCTGGGTTGAACACAACTGTCTGAAAGAATCAAACTGGCAACGGTGCTGGAATAGGTTAGAGGCACTAGAAAAAAGTGAAATGCAGCGATGTGGAGCGAAACCATACGAGGATCGTATATGGAGCATACTACAGGCGGTGCTGGTGGCTGTCATTGTTGCCCTCGTGCTCTGGTTCATGAAGGGAGGTCAGATTACATGATTCACTACACTCCAGAACCAGGATCGCCACTGGCTGAACTATGGCCTGACGGAGTAGTTGGAGAACTGGCAACCGTCCAGCCAAATCAGGCACACATCCGGGTGAAGGTTGGAGAAGGAAACGACATTAGGCATCTGTCGCTTATAGTGCCGTGGAAACGATGCGAGGTTGTGAAGTGAAAATAGAAGAAGTCAGGATCGATGAGATCAGCAACCACGAGCGGAACCCAAAACAACACCCGGACAAACAGATCAGGTTATTGGAAGAGTCAATTAAACGGTTCGGCTGGACAAACCCGGTGATCCTGGATAAAGACGGCAGAATACTTGCAGGACACGCAAGAGTAAAGGCCGCTATTGAGATGGGGCAGGACTCAATACCCTGTATCAGAACGAAGTTAAGCGGGAAGGATGCAGATGCTTACCTTTTAGCCGATAATAGGCTCTCCGACATAGCCCCTTATGATAGGGATATCCTGGCAGAACTGTTATCAGACCTGCCAAAAGACTTAGTCGACTTAACCGGGTTTGATTCGGTGCAGGTAGACGCATTACTCGCAGGGGAAGATATACCGGATATTGAGAAGTTCATTTCTGACAGTCAGCCGGAAGAGGGACGGGAAGAAGTGGACGCAGAACCGCAGATAGATCGGGCTGCCGAACTAAACAAGAAATGGCAGGTTCAACCCGGGGATTTATGGCAGTTAGGAGATCACCGGTTAATATGTGGGGACTGCACAGATCCGGCAGTGGTTGAACGGGTGACGATGGGGGAGAAAGCGGATCTTGTTTTGACTGATCCACCGTATGGAATAGATTGGAACGGAGACTATACACGGTTTAGTAAAAACGGCATCATTGAATCAAGCACACAATATAAACCGATTCAAGGTGATAATACACCGTTTGATCCTAAATTCCTGTTACATTATCCATTAGTAATATTATGGGGGGCTAATTTTTACGCCGATAAGTTACCAATAGGATCTTGGTTGGTTTGGGACAAAAGAAGTGCTGATGGGACTTCTTTTTTAGCTGATGCAGAACTCGCATGGCACAATGTAAATGCAGGGGTTTATATTTATTCAGTCAATCAACAAAGCGAGAAATCTAAATTAAGAAATATACCGCACCCTACTAAAAAGCCGGTTGAATTATTCTCATGGTGTATTAATCGAAGTGGTGAAAAACTTTCATTAGTATTTGATCCTTTCCTCGGTTCTGGCACAACCTTGATCGCATGTGAGAACACCGGCAGGAAGTGCAGAGGAATAGAGATAAGCCCGGATTATTGCGCCGTAATACTGCAGCGGTTCAAAGACGCAACCGGGAAGGAGCCGGTGAGGATCAATGGCTAACGTCAGGAACACCATCAAGAAGAAAGGGGGCAGGCCATCAAAAGCAGACGATGAACGGATGCAGAAGGTATTGGATGGTATTAAAGCAGGGTTATCCTATCAGGGGGCTTGTGGGCTTGCGAGGGTATCGTATAGCACGTTTTTAGTCTGGAGACATAAAGGGGAATCAGAAGAATCAGAAAAGTTCTCCAAGTTTCTAAGGGAATTGGAGTATGCCGAAGCAATAGCCGAAGCAGAGCAGTTAAAGAAGATTAAGAACGATCCGGATACAAAATATGCCTGTTGGATACTTGAGAGACGACACCCGGACCGGTGGGGCAGAGTTGAACGGAATAAGGTTGAGCTGAGCGGAGCAGAGGGGCAGCCGGTTCAGATCACATACAATATAGTCGATGGCAGAACTTCAGAGACTCGGGACGTTCCACGAGTTCTTTCAGAATAACCAGGACAAACGGGTCCTGGCGATTTATGGTGGAGCAGGGAGCGGAAAGAGCGTAGCAACCGCACAGGAAATTATCCGTCTGTTTTTGACTCATCCAAACTGCCGGATCCTTGTTGTCAGAAAAACATTGCCCGCATTGAGAATAACCGCATACAGGCTTGTTCTTGACATCCTGCAATCATTCGGGCTGAAATTCTACCTGAACAAATCAGAACTCGTTGCACGGTTTAACAACAACGAAATCCTGTTCAAGGGCCTCGATGACCCGGAGAAAATCAAATCATATGAGGCAAATTATGTCTGGGTAGAGGAGGCTACAGAGATTTCAAAAGAGGATTTTCTGCAACTCAATCTGCGAATGAGGCGGGCAAACCGTGCAGGAATCAATCAGATGTTTCTGACATTTAATCCGATAGACCAATCCCACTGGCTCATCACTGACATTGTCCAGGGGAATCGTGATGATGCAGCGATTCATCATTCGACATACCGGGACAATATACGGTTTCTTTCACCTGAATATATCGCAGAGCTTGAAGGGCTCATCAATCAGGACCAGAACTATTACCGGATCTATGCACTCGGTGAACCTGGTGTACTCGAGAATGTCATCTACCGGAATTACGAGGTTGTGAACAACTGGCCTTCAGGCGGGGATGTGTATTACGGACTGGATTTCGGGTTTAACAACCCGACTGCACTGGTAGAGGTTGTAGAACACGATTCTCTCATCTACATCAGGGAACTCATCTACCGGTCAGGGATGACGAACGCAGACGTGATTCAGGCGTTAAACGAATCAATCCAGAAAAAAACATTGCCGATTTACGCTGACGCGGCAGAACCGGCACGGATTCAGGAAATCAGAAACGCCGGGTATAATATTCATCCGGCTGACAAATCGGTGCTCGATGGCATTGATGCGGTAAAACGGCGCCGGTTATTCATTCATCAGGACAGTCAGAACCTCGTTGGTGAGATTCGCGGGTATTCATACCGCACGGACAAGAACGGCCGGGTGCTCGAGGACCCGGTGAAGTTTCGCGACCACGCGATGGATGCTCTCCGGTATGCTATCCACAGCCATATGAAGAGCCTGAATTCGGGAGTGTTTGCAATAGCATGAATATATTACAAAGGTGGTTGGCAAAGCCACAGGAACCAAAACCGGAGACTTTTGCCACAACAGCGGGCAACATGCCCCGGTATTTCTATGAGCAGAGCAGAGACGAGCAGCTCATGCGAAAATGGCAGCGGATCTATATGCAGGGCGGAATAGTCAGCCAGGCCATTGATCTATATGCTCTAATGATACTCAAACGGGGCTGGAAACTCATAGGCGGCGATGCAGAGGTAAAACTGGTCGAACTGGTCGATGCCGAACTGAAACGACTGAAAGCCCACGAAATTTTTTGGTACTCGATCACCCGTTGCTTGATATACGGGTTCTCGCTTTGTGAGATCGTGCCGCCTGCCAGAGGTCCTGGTGTTGCCCGGATCGTTAAACGATGGCCTGGCATGTTTCGGATCAAAGTGGATCCGTATGGAGACATACAGGCGTTCGCTCAGGTCATGCAGAACGGGCAGGAAACGCTCATCGACCCGGATCGGATGTTTTACCTGTCGCTCATCCCGTCTGACGACGAATATGGGATCTCTATTGTCCAGCGGGCGTATGACGATATTATCAGAGACGTACGGACGATCACAGGACTTGCAAAGGCGATTGAGCGTCACGGCACCGGCAAACACTGGCACAAACTCGGTGATGAGAACAACCCGAGTACCCAGGCAGATGTCAGGGCATACAAAGCGAACCTGAAAGAGATCCGTGAGGATTCGGAGATCGTCACAACGCACACCGTGGCGATCACCGACATGGACCGGCAGGGGGTACCAAACGCTCAGCAGTATTCAGATTTGACCCTGCAGCGATTGGTCGGGGCTCTGGGTGTGCCTGGTGAACTCCTGGGGCTCCGTGTCGGTACGACTGACAACACGGCCGTTAGTAGAATTGATGCGTTTTACGACCAGATCCAGACGTACCAGACCACCCTGGCGGGGGCCGTGAACCATCAGATCATTGACCGGATCACCGGCAGGCCTGGGGCGGTGGTGATTGAGTTTAACGACCTGAGCCCACGAGACGAAGCAGCCAGGGCAGCCTGGATAACTCAGCTCATGAACGCGAACAAACTGGATCCATTATGGATCGGTGAAGGGTGGATACGCGAACAGTTCGGCTTACCTGAGGTAACAACATGATAGCAGTAGATTACAACGTAAACAACCCAGAAGCGGCAAGGCTTCTGATCAACGAATTTAATGAGGAACTACCCCCGGCAGGACAGCCATTAACTGATGGTGTTGCTGTTGGCGGGTCCGGGCGTATGGCATATATTAATATTTCGTTTAGTTCAGTAGTATCTGGGGTGCTGTCTGTCACTCGGACAGTTGGTGCGACGACCGTCACAGAAAAACTCAATGGCGGGAGGTCTGTCGATGCAGGATCTCTGTATGTTGCGACCATTCCATCTCCTGCAGGTCAGACGATCAATCTGGTATATTCGGTGACAAACGGGAAATATACCGTTGCCGTCGGTGCGGTGGTGCAGAATGGGTAGTCCTGTGTTTCCGGTGTCAGACGGATCCGGCACCTGGGGCAGCATCACCGGAACATTATCAGATCAGACGGATCTTGATACGGCACTTAGTGGAAAAGTCCCAACAACCCGAACGGTGAACAACAAAGCCCTGTCGGCTGATATCTCGCTGACCGCATCGGATGTAGGTGCTACACCTATCATTAGTTCCCTGACTGAAGAAACCGCCATTGCAGACGATGATTACATTCCAATATACGACTCGTCTGCGTCAGTTCACCGGAAAATGACCCGGAGCAACTTCCTGTCAGGCGTGCCGGGATATGTTAACGACATCATTGGGGTGAAATGGGACTCGTCAAGCAGTTCACCCACGTTGATCCGTGTTGACGAAGATCTGCAGGAAATTTCAGCAAGTTACATCAACTGGCCAAAATATTTTGATCGTCATAGAATCTGGGGGCAGATGTGGCGTTGTAATTTAACTGCTGATGGTGATGCGACGTTCGGGACAAATGCACGGGGCGACGGGCTCACACTGACAGATGACTACACGATGGTCAGGATCCCACGGGTGTATCATCGGTTCGTGTACGACGATGGCGACTGGTACTGGCTTGTGTCTCCTGAACCGTCCAGCGGGTTTTCACTCCATCCGGCGTTCTATCAACGGGGTCACTCGGCTGCTCCAGTTGAACAAATTTATATCGGAGCATACACAGCCGGAGCAAACGGCGGGACTACTGCGAACAACGGGACATACAATACCCTGTATGTAACTGATTGGACCAATCTAAAACTTACCAGCAAATCCGGCGTTAAAAACCTGACCGGAAGCGGATCATCAGGAACAATGGCACAATTTGAGGCGGCAGGAAACGCAATCGGAACCGGATGGGGATTAACCAATTTCCACACCCTGAACCTGCTGCAGATGCTATTTTACACCGAATTCGCATCATTCGACTCACAGAGTAAAGTGGGACTAGGCAGAACGAATGCCAGCAACACGGCAGCGGCAATCACCGGGACGTATCTCAACCAAGTCGGCGAAGGAGCAGGCACAGATATTCAGAGTCTGCTCGCAACCAACGGCACGTATGGCAGCACTACGAATGGCTATCACTCGGTTGTGTGGCGAGGAATTGAAAACCTCTGGGGCAACATCTGGCAATTCATTCCGGGTTATAACTCGACGGATACCAGTCATAGGATCCTCAAACGGGACGGAACCGGCACAATTGCAGATGTCATGGCGTCAGGATCATACGAGGAGATCACCGATCCGATCCCTCTCAACGGAGTCAATAACATCTCTGGCACCGATGCAGGTGCATACTGCCATGGGTACGTATCGGCACTTGCGAGAGATTCAGGAAACATTCTGGGGCCTATGTTTGTTCCTGGGGCGCTAACCGGCGCGTCAGATACATATTTGACGGATTATTTCTACAGCCATCAATCTGGCATCAGTCAGACGGGTGTTCTGCAGTCGGGTGGCTATTGGAATCAAGGCCTGAAGGCGGGGGTCGGGTATCGGAATCAGTATGACGGCCCTTCGAAGGTCAGTTGGGTTATTTGCGGGCGCGTAGAATGTATTATATGAAAGTGACTTTATTTTTAAACGATTTTTGCATAGATGATATTAAAAAACTTCGTGAATTAATTTCAATAGATATTAAAGTTCCTTCAAATGACATTCAAATAAATGAAAATAAAAAAGGGCAATATGGATTAACAATTAACAAACGAATTGCAATTAAAGCATTTTTTGATTATATTGGAAATTGCCCTGTTGAATTGAATGCTATATATGGTTACAAATGGCCGAATCAATTTGAACCATATATTGTACGAAATGGAAGAGCAAGATGTACAAAATAGGTATTCATCATGGTAAACAGCAACGTTGAACCACAAAATATTGTTCCGGATTTTGGAACACTGAAGAACGGCAAATTAGACATCCTTGTCAACTGGAACATAACCAGTGAAACGTTAACTGACGACATGGGCAACGAGTATACTGAATGGCAGTATGAGTCTGCCCGGCTGAATTGGGTGTTGCCGGCAGTCTATGAGTCCGAGGCAGCGATTCAGGCGTATTTAAACGCGAATTACG